TTTTCAAGGACAGATTTAGAACACCTTTTTCAGTGTATAAGATGAGTTTAGCAGAACTTGTAGTTTTGCTTGGACTCGTTGCTGGTGCTGGAATTGGGATTGCAAAAGGGATTAGCTGGATTGTAGATTTAGAAGGTTTGGAAACTACGGAGTAAATTATGCCAAGCGGATCTAAAGTAGCTCGATGTGTCAGACATGTAATGGCTGATGGAAAATCTAAAGTAGCTGCTATTAAGATCTGTCAAACATCTACTGGAGATTCCTACAGAACTGGAAAGAAATCGAAAAACGAGAATACTATGAGCAATATATACGAAAGAACTTTTAATTTAGTTGAAAAAGAAGTAAGAACTTCTATCCTGGAAAAGGACATTAGAACCTTATCTAAGACTCTTGGGAGGGTAGCTACTGGTTCTGCGCGAAGGGGTGTGGAGACAGCTAAAGAACTTGCAGGTCCCGCAGGAGGATCTATTTCTCGTAACGACCCTCCTCCCAGAACTAGAATTGGGAGTAGTGTAGAGCCACGAACCCCACCTTCAATTAAAGACACTCATAAAACTAAAGTTACTTGGGACTCAGAAACGCTTAAGAAACGGGCTAAAAAATATGGTGGTATAGCCACAGCGGCAGCCGTTGGAACTGCCGCTAATGTGTCAAAATCTAGTTGGAAAGATAAACTTCAACTTGGTCTTGCTGGGGCTGGCATGACCCCAGGACCTATAGGGGCAGTTGCTGATCTAGCTAATACTGGTATATCTTTAGCAAGAGGAAAATGGAAGGATGCTGCATGGAACGCATTGGCTACAGTTCCTGGTCTGGGCCAATGGTCTCAAGCTAGACGAATGAAGAAGGCAGCGGAAGCTTTAAAGAAAAGTAGTAAAGCAAAGTCGGGTGCAAAAGTAGCAGCAGCACCGAAAGCAGCACCGAAGGCAGCACCGAAAGCAGATGATTTTGATTTCTTAGCTAAGGGCGGCGACGATGCTGCTGCTGCCGTTACCCCTAAGCAGGGTACTATGGATCAAATAGGGGGTGCTGTTGGAAGAGCAGCAGACGATGCCGTAGAGCTTGCTAAAAAGGCTAAAGAGCCTGTAGCGAGGGGTCTGAGGATAGGTGGGCGAATCGCTGGTCAGGCCGACACTTTAACTGGGGGCAGAGCGGTTCCCACTGCAAATACACTAACTAAAGCTCCTGCCGTTCCCACTACCGTAACTTTAGATTTACCAGGAAAACCACCAGGAAAACCACCAAAAAAGGCAAAAAACCTTCCTGACAGTGAAGGCGGGGGAGGATCTAGGGCTGCTGCTGCCCCTTCCGTCTCAAACCCTAGAAAATTCAGAAAAGGTTTTGAGGATGAGTGGTTAAGAAATCCTAAATTTAAACGAGGAGCTAGGAAGCCTACTGCTCGGTAGGTTTATCTACAGGATCAGCTTTCCATTTTCCTATGGGGCATCTTGCTTGAGGAATTTTAACTTTTCCTACCATATAACATCCACAAGCTTGACAAGTATTTCGTTCTGTAAACAGATCACATTTTTTACAGATCTCTAATCGGTGATCTGCGGAACTCGATATTTTAAATCCTTTTTTAATCCAAGGGATTATTGTAGAGAAGAAAGAACTAACGCGGGGAGGTAGCCACCCTTGGTATAGCTTGGTCATCTCCTTTGCTAGTAATTGCTTTTTTTCATATAAATTAGAGTAGGAATCAGAACAGCGTTGTAGGTTTTGTTCACATTGAGGATTTTTATTTCGAGGGGTGGATACAGGAGGGGCAACAGGTCTAGTGACTTGCTTTTGTAATTTTTCGTACTCTGATAATAGTTTGAGGTACTTCTCGCTTAATGATTCCATCATATACTCATTGGTAGTTGGTTAGCCTCTATAAAGGCTGTTCTATTTTTATGCCATGAATCTCTCCCTACAAGTTCTCCTCTAGATCTATGTAATATAAAAATTGGTTCTACTGTATTATAGAGTCCTTTTTTATATGCTTGTGTAGTATAGTGAATATCATAAAAATCCCAGTCACCTTCAAAGTACTCTGGTTTAATTAAATCTAAAGTTTTTAAGGACTTTCCACTTATTGCCAAAAATACACCATCAAGACAAACAACCCTTCCTGGAGATCCGTAGTAAGTATAATCAGAATCTATAATACTTGTACCGTGAAGAACCAAACCTCTATGTTTCCCTGCTTCCCAGGCACCCCTATCCCACCATACACCAGTATCTCCTAGATGAGAAGTTCCTGCCGCTCCGAAAAATCCTGACTTACCTCGTTTTGCTGCCTTTATCAAAACAGTTACAAACTGTTGAGGGTCCATAATAATCTCAATATCATCATGGCAGAATATAACCACATCTTCATCCCTAATTAAAGTATTTTCTACTGCCTCTTTATAAGCATTAAATATACTTTCTTTATTAACTAATAGATTTACCTCTATTTTGCATCTAGATAAATAGGAGACTAATTTTTGTGTATAATTAGGCAGGGCTTCTTGTCGAGTACAAATAAATGCATAAATCTTCATGGATAAATCTCAATTAACTAAAATAAAGGAAGAGTATAAGAGGTGTAAGAAAGACCCCATCTACTTCATATCTAATTATATCAAGGTTGTACACCCTGTTAGAGGATTAGTTCCATTTAAATTGTACCCTTTTCAGAAGATGATTGTAAACTGTTTAGAGGATAACCGATTTAATATACTTCGTAAGTTCCGTCAGGCTGGATGTACTACTATTTCTGCTGCGTATGCTTTGTGGATGGCTATCTTTCAAGAGCATAAGACTATCGTGTTTTTATCTGTTGGGGACACTGAATCCACTGAGATTTTGGATAGAATTAAGATTATGTTTGATGAGCTTCCAATATTTCTCAAACCAGAAATTCTTCAGGAGAATATGCATAACCTGAAACTTAGTACTGGATCTGTTATTAAATCTAGACCTTCTGGTAAACAGTCAGGTAGATCTCTTGCTGGCTCTTACTTGTTTATTGATGAGGCTGCCTTCATCGAACATATTGAAAGTATTTGGGCTGCTGTGTATCCTATCATTTCAACTGGTGGTCGTGCATTCGTCCTATCAACTGTCAATGGTGTAGGAAACTGGTATTATGATGCTTGGTATAGAGCTATAGAGGGGGCAAACTCTTTTCACCCTATTCAAATTAATTGGCAGGATCACCCAGAGTACAATAGGATAGGGGGTTATGAGCATCTTTATAGAGCTATGGAGCAAAGAGATCCTCCTATTAATATTGATAAGTGGGAGGAAACTACCAGATCTAACATGAGCCACAAGAAGTGGTTGCAGGAATATGAATGTGAGTTCTTAGGGACGGGCGATACTTATATTGAAGGGTCTATTTTAACTTCAATGTATAAGAGATGTAAAGACCCTACCTATAGAACTTATAATAATAAACTTTATATTTGGGAAGACCCTCAGCCTACCAGAGCTTATATGATTGGTGTAGATGTTTCTTTAGGGAGGGATAGAGATTATTCTGCTTTTCATATAATAGACATTTATAGTGGAGAGCAGGTAGGGGAGTTCTATTCTAATACTACCCCAATAAATGATTTAGCGGAAATACTAAATTCTGTGGGTCAGAAGTATAATCAGGCTCTAATAATATTAGAAAGAAACTCTATAGGACATAATTTGATAGATCATTTATTTGAAAGATTAGAATATGAAAATTTGTATTTTGATGATAAGAGGAATATAGGTATTCAGGTTACTACCAAGAATAGAGATACTATGTTAGCTTCTATGGAAGAATGTTTACGGGTAGATAGAATTAAAATTAACTCCAAAAGAACTATATCGGAACTTAACACATTTATAGTATCCCTATCTGGGAAGGCTCAGGCTGAACGATCAAAACATGATGATTTGGTAACTAGTTTGGCTATGTGTTCCTTTGGGCTAACTACATACTTAGAGAACAATTTTGTTAGTTTTATTGATGGGAAGACACAAACCCCCTCTGAGAAGCTACTAGCCCCTGTTAGGCTGCGAAATGTTAATAGTTATGGTGGTATAACCAAAGAGGATATTAAATGGCTGCTGAAATAAATAAAAATAAACTTAATGAGGGGGGAGGTCCTGGCTATACTACTTTTGGTGGTCCTGCTCAGGGAATGACCTACGCTTACCCCCGTGGAAAGATAGGACAATTCTTTGCTAAGTTTTTTGCTACTCCTGCTTTACCTTACTTAAATAAAGAGGTAGACGCTGTTGGTGGGGATACAATTATTAATCCCGAAAGACCAGCTAGAATGTCGGCCCAATCAAATAAGCTTCCTTTTCTTCCTGAAGTTGAGATTAATAGAAAACGCAGATATCAGGAGTACGAAAGAATGGATGATTATCCCGAAATCACCGCAGCGTTTGATATTTATGCTGATGACTCCACCCAAAGAGACACAACTAATAAACGATGGATTGTAGATTCTGAAAGTACCTTAGTGGTTAATGAGGTTAATAAACTCTTTAAGAAGATCAATCTGCGTAAGTTTTATTGGGATATGGTGCGTAATACTGTTAAGTACGGAGATTGTTTTATCGAATTAGTAGCTGATATTAATAAACCCGAAAGGGGGATTAGACGAATAAAGATACTAAACCCAAACTATATTATTAGAGTTGAAAATGCCTATGGGTATTTAGAAAGATTCCTGCAAGAAATACCTGATAAACTTTCCTGGGACTCGTCCCCAGGAGTTTATATGGATAACCAAGAGTACATAGAGTTAGATAAAAATCAAATCGTTCACTTCAGATTACATACTTCTGATCCTAAGTTTTATCCTTATGGAAAATCTATTGCGTCTGCTGCTATAAGTGTATTCAGATCATTAAAATTAATGGAAGATGCTATGATGGTTTATAGATTAGCGCGGGCTCCTGAAAGAAGAATCTTTTATATTGATGTTGGTCAACTTCCTAGTAGTAAAGCAGAAGCTTTTATTGAAGATATTAAACAACGATACAAGAAAGAGAAATTCTATAATAAGCAAGATGGTGCTATAGATGCTCGTTATAACCCTCTTTCTGCTGATGAAGATTATTTCGTTCCGACTAGAGNGGGGTCAGGTACTAAGATTGATACTTTGCCTGGAGGCCAAAACCTTGGCGAGACTGATGATGTTAAATACTTCAGGGATAAGCTTTTAGCTACTCTTAAGATACCTAAAGACTATATTGTTGAGTTTGATAAGTCTCCTGAAAGAAAAGCTAACCTAGCTCAATTAGATGTTAAGTTTGCCAGAACTATCGTTAGAGTTCAGGAATGTATTAATATGGGGTTGGAGTCTATTGCAAAAAGACATTTAAAATTAATGGAATTCCCTACTACCTTTATTAAGGATCTTGAAATACATCTCCCCGACCCATCGGATATTTTCACTAAGCGTAAACTTGAGATTGATGAATCTAAAGCTAGGGTGGTACAAGCTGTTGTTGGGACTGGACTATTCCCTACTGAAACTATCTACAAGGAATTGTACGATATGACGGATCAAGAGATTGAAGATACTAAAGAAAAGTTAGAGAAGGAACAGCAAGAACAACAAGAAAAGGCGCAAGATCAACAGGCAGCGGAGCAAGCTTCTATGGCTCCTAATGCTGAAGAGCCTGTTGCAGGTAATAAGGTGGTGGGTCCCCCTGGGGAGGCTCCATTACCTCCAAAAGCGACCTCAGAAGATGTAAATACCATAAAAAACTACCTAAAACAGAAATATAATGGAGATAATGAGAAAATTAGGCTACTAGAGTCTATAGATATATTAGATACAAAAAAAATATAGAAAAATTTTGTCTATATAATAAAGGTTTTCAATTAGGATGGATCATAAATAGATGTTAAAAATATTTGAGTCACGAAATAAAAAGATTTCTGATATAATTAAGTTGGGGGATTACTTGGGTCACTCTTTACGAGAGAATGTCCAAGTTTTTTCTGTGGATGGTATGGAAAATAAGGTTACTTACCTAACTGAAAGTAATTATATAGTCCAAGGTAATTATTCTATTAAAAATGGTTCTTATATTTTAGAGAATATTAATATTCAAGAAGCTGATGTCTTCACTGATGAAAAGAAACTTGATTCTGGTATAAAGAATCAAGTTTCTTTGTTTCTAGAAGGGTTATATAACGATAATTACAGAGAGGCAGAAGGAAGCTTCTCTGATATTATTGATATCTTCACTTCCAGAGCCCACTATCAAAACACTTTTGATAAATTACAGAAAAAGGCTGCTATCTTTAACGAGTCTAACTCCATTTTTGGTACTGAAGAGTACGATAGATTTATTGAAGTTATTCCT